ATGTCGGTGGCGCTTAAGTACGGCACGCCGTCGATGCGGACAAAATCCGGACTGGTGACTTCAAACTGGATTTTGTGCTTGTTTTTCTCGCCGCCTTTGCCGTCGAGATTGAACAGGTCCGATATTTTTAAAAGACAGCCGAACAGCTCTATTTTTTGTTCGTTGTCGATGTTCTTGCCGATGCAGACGATGTCGAACGGCGGCAGCTGTCTAAAGCTGCCGGAGACTCTGGCCGAGTCGATCAGCAGCTTCATGTTGGCGCTGTCGATCTCCAAGTCTCCTGTGCAGGCGACATCGCCGTTGACATAACCGTCCGGAATGCCGCGCGTTTGCACGGCTTTGCGGTTGTCGGCAATGCTGGCGCTCAGGTTTTCGACATGCACCATCACGTCGCCCAGCATCACGTCGAAATCCTGGCCTGATAAATGGTTTCTTTTGCTCATGGCTGATAATCCTTATACGGGTGCAGTTAAATCCAGAATGATGTTGGCGGTCAGGTCCTTGGGTATTTCATATGGCCGGGCCTTGATGAAAATCTGTACCTGGGTGCGCGTGATCCAATGAATGGCAATGTCGCCGTCTACGGGCGATTTGAGTTCAGCGGGAAACGGGATGCCCTGAAAGTTGTAAGACCGGCTCATCTCGAACAAGGGCCGCATCAGTTTGCTGATGGCCCAGGCCGTGCCGATAGGGCTGGAATTAAAGCGCCGGTCGCCGACCAGGCTGATCAGTACCAGGCGTACCGCCCGCGCGGCCTTGTCGACCACGCGCAGGTTTTCGACCACCGTGTAATCGCCGGTGGCAACGTCCAGCATTTGTCCGTCCGACCAGTACACGCCTTCGTAATCGGGGTAGAACTGCGGCACGCTAAAGCGCTGGTCGTTCAGGGCCTTGGCATGGGCGTTGTTGTAGATGATGCCGTCCTTGTCAACCGGCAGGGTTGATTGATCCTGGCCGACGATCGAGCCGGTATTGACCCGCATCGGCGTATCGGCCACGCTGGTTTGATAGTTGCACAACCGGCCTGCGTAAATGCCGACCGCATCATTGTAAATGTACGGCACCACTGAAACGCGCATCGCGGACAGTGTGGTGGTTGAGGCGGTCAGGGCGGTGATGTACGCAGACCAGGTTTGTCCGGTGACCGCCGTTGGATCAATGGCTTCGGCAGCGGCGATAAAGAACAAGCGGCGGCCGTAGGTGGCGTTGGTCTCGACGGCTTTAGTGTGCATCGCGGTCAAGTCCGCTTGCACGGCGACCGGCGTACAGATGACGCAGGCCTCGACCTTGACGTTGTTGTTCATGGCCATGTCGAACGCCGCCGCCCACAAGGTACCGTCGGCGACAGGAATGGCGCAGCAGGCCCAGTTTTGCCCGGCGTTGGCTTTGGCGGCCTTGATCTGGCGTTTAATCTCTGAATCGGCTACGCCCAGTTCGGTGTCCAGATCGCTGTCCGAGTTTAAAAACAGCAGGGTGTTCTGGTTGGTTGCTCCCTCGCCGATAAATAAAAAATATTTCTCGACGGTCGGGAATGGCCCTTGATTTAAATTGAGGGCGTTGACTGTAATTTTACCTAATGGCATGACGTCTTATCTCCTGTTCCATGTCGTCGTAAATTTGTTCGATGTATTGCCGCACTTCGGCAGCGGTAGCGCCTAAAAAGCTTCGCGCTGTTAAGCGGGTAATCCATGAGATGTTTCGGCTTATGCCTTGCGCCTCACGCATTGCCCTGATAATGGACCCGGCTCTGGCGACGGTCATATTCGACTGAATCCAGTTCAATCCAACTGTTTTCATCTTGCCGCCGACTTTGGCCTTAAACCCCAGCTTTCTTAGCTCTGTAGCCTGTCTCTTGGTCGCTTGGGCGAACGCCGCAGCTGCAAACGCTGCTGAATTAGTGGCGCTGACTCTGTTGCCGTTTAGCGTCCTGCGCGTCCTGCTGCGCATGTTTATTGTTTCGGTCGAGCCATGCTGTTGAACTGCCGCAATGCGGCCTGAGCTTGGCTTGTAAAACCCGATCGTTGCGCTCTCGCCGGTCGCCTCAATCACTTTCATCTCTTTGACTAGGCGACTTAGCATTTTGCGGCGGGCGTGTGTTCGCTTTCTGTGGCGTTCCTTGTAGGGGTTGCCGTCCAAGTCGCGCTGCTCACGTACCCGGCGTTTGCTGTCCCTGATCACCTTTTGGGCGACTCTTGCCATTAATCGTTTACGTCGAAGCGGCGCCAGAATTAAAAGGCCCATTTGCCGCCTGAATTCGCTCCGGCCTTCTACGTCGACTCTTACATGTTGGATCATGTCGCTACGTCGCCGGACAACACATAGTCGATTTCAGGATCGGCTATCCGGTACAGTTTTCCGTCCAGCTGGATAGTGCCGGCGGGATCTTCAACCGCGTAAACGTCCTGCTCGAAGTTGATCTGAATGTCGATATTGGCGGTGTCGTTGTCCAGCACGTCGACATTGGTTTCCGGTTTCGGTATTTCGTCTGTGCCGTTGCCTTTCGCCAGCAAATAGGCGCAAATCTGTCCGAATAACTCCTCCGGCGCATGTTTCTTAAACGGGTACTCGTCAATGAAGAACAGTCCTGTATAGGTTTGCCGGTACAACACGATACCCGGGGCGTTTAGCCCGGTATCAATCGTTACCGTTTTCCCGGATGGGATAATCCTAGGCTCGTCGGCCACGCTGGATACTTTTCGGGGATGGACGAAGTCCAGCGCAATGATGAGATCGGTCAGCTCTTTTAGCTGTCTCATACTCATATCAACACCGCCAGGGTATTGGCTTTATTCATCACCGGCTCCAGCGGCAGAAATCGCCTGAAAAACCCGGCGATTGCGTCTTGGCTTTCATCCAGCCAGTGGTCTTCCATATCCTCGGCGACTGCCGCCTGTTTCTCCGCGTCCCGCTGCTGCTTATTGATCGCCGGAAACTGCATCAACAGACCGGCTTTGGCCCGTGCATAAACCGCATGTTTGTACATCGTCTCAAGTACCTGCTTGCCGTCCAGGGCTTCCGGGTGGGCCGTGGTATAAGCGGCAAGGCTTGCATAGCCATCAAGCTGCAACTTGGCTTTAACGTCCGCCAGTTTTTGGTTGACGTTAATCAGCGCCATGGTTAATCCGGTCGTCACCACGCCGCCAGCGTATTCGCGGGGGACGTGGTAATTGTCCAGCAAGTCGCCCGTTGTCACGTTCGGCCAGAATCCGTCATTAGTGATCGGTGCAGCCGCGTTTAATTCGGGGTTGCCGGTAAAACTCATTAGCCGCAGATCCCGTTTTCTGGGATGAACGGATATTTAAGCCGGATCAGCCGTAACGCGGCATCCCTAACGACGAACGTACGGGCTTTGTCGCAGTAATCTTTTTTTGCCTGGATGATTGTGTCTTCTTCACGAATGACGATGTGGGTGACATCGCCCAACTGATAGCCGTCGTCCAGTTCTGGGGGGGAACAGGCGGCAAGCGGTACCGCCAGCACAGCTAAAAGTCCTACAGTGAAAATCTTTATATTTTTTTTCATGTCCTAATCCGTAAATGTAGGGTGCGCATTGCGCACCATGTTTAATGCCTGGACAAACAACCGGCTGCAAACATCGGCCGAGGCGACGAGTTGCGGCGGGTGGTTGCCAGCCAGGGCTTGAGGAGATCGTTATTCGGATTGCTCCGAGTTCTGTTGTTCGGTGTCCGGCGCTTCGTCTTTACTGTCTTTATCGCCAGCGTTTTCCGGATTAGCCTCGGCCTTTTCTTCAGATGCTTCAGAAGCCGGTTTTAGTTTCTCCAACGCTGCTAATGCGGCTTTTTTCATGGTCTTGACGCCGGCGCCTTCAGGATTGACTTGTTCGGACTTTTCGCACAGCGCCAGGCACATCGACCAGTTGCCTTCGCGTTGTTTGTGCTTGGCCAGCATGGCGTACATTTTCGACTGTACCGGCGGCGACAATGACCATTTATCGTTATCCATTGTCGCTACGACCGCATCCAGATACGGGCTGGCCGATTGCTCCAGTTTCAATAGCGTATTGGCCCAGTCGTACACCGCATCACAAACAAAGGTCGTCAGGTCGCGGTCGAATTTCGGCGGCGTGACCTGGTTCTGCTTGATCAGCACAAAGGCCAGGTTTAACGCGCGCTCGATGTCGAGGATGTCGAACAGCCAGATGCAGACCCTAACGGCAATATCGTTCGGATAGTTATCGCCCTTTCTGAAGTAATCGTTCACAAACGGCAAATAGGTCTCCAGCATCTTCGCTTTGGCCTTGGCTTTT